AAAACGCCCGCATGGCGCGGGCGTTGTATGTGCGGCAGGTAACGCTAATACTCTCATATGACACAAAGAGCGGCAATGGCGAACAGTAACGCAACATCGTATTCGTCGGCAATGGCGAAACCGATAGCAACGGATATGAAACCCATCGTCATCCACATCATTTTTCGCCCCGTTCGGAGTAGAAAAACCAACCGCATTGCATGCATTGTTTCTTTGCGTTTGGTGCGAAATAGTAACAACGCGGGCACTGTTTCACAGGTCGTCACCGTCACCCGGCAGGTACGCCAACGGCGCGTCATGCTCATAGGGCATTTGTTTAGTATGTTCCATGTCGCCCGCAAGACCCTGCCACGCAACAATGCTACCTTCGCGGTAAAAGATTGGTCCGTTGTGGAAAGTTTCGCCGTTCCATGTCACGTACTGTTTGCACCAATTGCCGTTAGAGTAGCGCACGCGGTACGCACCGGGCCGGTACGGCTTGTATTCCGGGTAGTCGTACTCTTGCGACAGGCGGGCAACCATCGCACCGGCTTTGACCAGGCAAATTGATTGATCCTGGTTCACCTGATGCACGGCGCCGCACACAACGCAATGTTGACGCTGCGGCCCGTTCGATTTGATGTAAGACATGAAGTGAATAGATACCTTCATTGGCTCTTGGCATGTGTGGCAACTGTAATTAATCACTTGCGCACCTCATGGCAACGACCAACATAAATGCCGCAGTGCGGGCAAGTTATCAGATGGTTTGAAATCCATCCACCGCAACCGGGGCAACGGGTGTAATCGTTGATTTTCATTCTGTGTATTTATCCTTAACAAGTTGTTCGAGCAAATCACCAATATTGGGGATGCCTGCCGTACGCAACAACTGGCACGCACGTTCAAGCCCGGCAGCGCGCCCCAACAGAAACCCGCGTTCATATGTGTCGTCGAGTGCCTTGGTGAAAAAGTCTTGGCGCGACGACGGCAGAATGTCACGCTTCGGTATAGGGGGCAATGGCTTCATCATAGTAAGTGGCGAACGCATAACAGACGGCCCGGCGCAAAGCAATTGCGGTGTTGGGGTGGAAATCCTGAAACCATTTCGACGCGCCAATCTGCACGCGCACGTCACCGACACTAAAGACGCTGCGCACAATGAGCGGGGCGCGGGTAGTACCGACGTATTCAGGCGGCGACGCTTCATGATTGAATACCGGCTCAACAAACCCGAACATTCGCGCGTGGCCCAACAGTTCGAGCGCGTGCAAGGTGACGTTTTCCGGGTCGAAATAATACAGGTCGCCGCCGTCGAACTTGACGCGCAACTGTTCGCCGTCATTGCTGATTTGAACCGTTGCGCCGACCGCAAGCGCTGACTTTGCCGCGCGTTGCATGTGCTGCGGCAGTTTCGTTGCGGATTTGATTTCACTTGATTGCATAGTTGCCCCCATAGGCAAGGTAATCACACGACACGTCGAGCGCTTTTGCAATGTCGATGAATATAAACATGTTGGTTGCGTGCCGCCCGCTTTCAAGATTGCCAATTGCGCCGTAATCGACACGTACGAGTTTGGCAAGGTCGCGTTGAGATAGACCCCGCAATTTACGCACACGAGCGATGCGCCGCCCAATTGTTTCGTTGTTCATTGCTTCGGCAAACGCGCATGGTGCCCGTCATACCATGAGTAAGGCGGGCGGATTGTGAACGGCGCCAGTTTCCATGCGGTGAACCCCGGCGCATCGGGGCGCCTGTGACGCACGAACCAAACGCCGTCATCACGTTGCGCGCATTGCTTGCGCGCCGGGGTGCCCATATTGAAAACTGGCGCTTTCATGTTAGCGAGTGCCTGGAATGGGCGCGATTTTGACGGAACGCACGCCGGGGTTTTCCAGCATGTTAGCCGCCATATCAAACGCTTCGTCGCGTGTCTTGTAGAACATCGCGAGCGGGCACATGTGCTTACTGTGATACTTGACGACGACTTTAAACATTGCGCACCCCTGCAACACTGATGGTTTGTTTGATGATGTGTTTGCCTTGCGGCCCCGACAGATGACGACGAATCCATTTCAACGCTTCGGGCCGGGTTGCGAAATTCCCAACAAAAGTGTCGTCACCGTGAATATCAGGTTCGGCGTATTGCACAAGCGCCATGAACGGCCCGACGCGCCGGGGTGTACCTTGTGTCTTGCGCGCTTGCTTGGCGATACGGTTCGCCGCGTGCCTGATGCGCTCTTGTGCTGCGGCGTCGAAGTCGTCAAACGGATAATCAACGCCCTTCATTCCGCGCTCGTCGCCGTATATACGAAAGTTGCGCAACCGGTCAAGTTCAGCTTTAACCGGCGCAAACATTTCTTCACGCGACATCGGCACCGTATCGGGCGTAACCGGTTCGAGCGCACCCCATGTCACACCTTCAAACGCGCGACTTTCGACGACCGCACGGCCCAACACCTGATTGCGCAAGCCGCTAAATTCGTCACCGGCAGGTATCGCAACGGTCGCGACAACCGTACGGTCAGGACCGGCCGCGACATCGACAACGGCAACGTTAGTGCCAACCGTTGCATCAGCATCAACCGCAAAGCCGTGAACCGGATGCGCATTGCCGTTTTCGATACAACCGATGATAGCGCGCATTTCGTTGAGCAAAGCAGGATAGCCGCCACGCTCGAACGATACGCCAGTTGAATGCGTTGCCTTGTATCGACGGTCAACGGTGACGATTTTAAAACCGTTTTCATCAGCGAAACGGCGCGCGGCTTGTGACGGGGTAAGTTGTGCTTCAATCATGATGGGCTCGTTTGATTAGTTGAATTGTGCGGCGTCGCGTTCGTTACATGCGCGCTGCGTCTTGGGGTCGTCGCCGCTGTTACCGCGACATTGAACGTTGAGCGCTTTGACCGGCTTGAATGCATGCAACGGCCATTTATCCCAACCATAAGCGCCCAAATCGAAATACTCGACAGTCTGCGTCTTGCGCGTGCCGGTCGGGTCGAATTTCCAGCAACCGCCCTGTATGAACTGGTTATGCGAGTCATACACGCCGTACGTGTGCATATGGTCGCGCCGTGCCGCATCGCCCGCGCAAAAGTTGGCAAACAACACAATGCGGTTGCCGAACGCGTTATAGCCGACAAGTACCGGTTGGGTTTGTTCGCTGATTGACGGCCAGTTGGCATCGTTCGGCACGTCTTGCGCGAACGCCGGTTGCGTCGTCACGAGCACGGCAACCATTGCAACGCAGAACGCAACACCGTGCCACTTGTCCATCAGGTACGCGAACAGGAACAGCGCGGCACAACACAGGATCAACAGGGCGTAAATCATTTTGTTCTCCGTTTGGGTTGACAACGGAACAGATTCTAAAACCGTTACTTTCTCTGCGTCAAGCATTAAATGAAAAAGGGCGCCGAAGCGCCCCGATGGTCTGCATGTGCCGCCCGGTCAATGCGACAGTTCGCGCCACAGTGAGGTGACTTCGCGCCGTAGCTTGCCGGGCATGTCGGGCATGTCATAGTGCACCATTGCAGCGGCAAGCGTCTTTGCGTCTTTCTGTTCTACGGCATGTTCGAGCACGGCACCGCGCAACCCTTCGCGCCCACCAAAGTAGCGGTTTAGCAGACCGTCAGATACGGCCGTACGCCGTGCCACTTCGGCCCGCGTAACCTTGCGGATACCCTTGGTTCGGGCGATTTCGTAACCTACCGCGACGAGTTGCGCGGTTCGTTCCGCTGCGGTCATTCGTTCATTTGCCATGCTTTTGTCACTCCGTAAGTAATAGTTTGGGTGTTGCGATGTTACAGGGAACCCGGCCCGGTTGCAAACTTCGCGTCGCAACCGTCAGCAAGGGCAAGATTGATAAACGCCAGTTGCGCCGCTTCGTGTTTGTCGCCGCGATACACCCAACCTTCGTGTTTCACTTCGACCATGCACGCTTGACCAATGACGGAACCGACCATTTCGGGCGTAATCAGGCGACGGCGCCAACCGACCAAATCGGGCGATTTCAAAACCTCGTTGACTTGCTTCGATTCGTTCGCGAGCCCATACCGCACCTGTCGGCCCGACTCGTCAACGTATGCGCCGCTATTGTTGCGGAATAGCCTGATGCGTAGGTTTGCCGCTTCAAGCCGAATAAGCGCCTGTTGGCGCCCTTCGCTGCCGGGCGGGGTGCCGATGCCCAACTCGTGCGTTTGTACGCCTATCTCGCACGGTTCAATGCCCATTCGTCGCTTTAGCTCTGCAACTGCGGCAGGCGCCACGCCGTATTCACGCGCCCAATCGTCAATCATTTATCGCCGTCCCTGACATGTTCTAGTTGATTTGTAGCGTCAACAAGTGCCAAGAATTGTGCATCATGATCGTTCAACAGTTGCAGCAAGTCGCGCTTGTCAACGCTGATGCGATGCTCGCGCGGCGCAACCGGCGTATCTTCCTGCACCGGTTGACATTGACGGCGCAAGCGGGATAGATGGGTACTCATGCGCGCACCTTGCCCGCACGGTCATTCATGCGCGCCGTGAATGATGCGTGGTTGCGCTTGCGCGACATGGCGCGGCGTTGGTGACGGGTTGGCCGTACGTACGTCGGCGCCATTTGCGGCAGCACTTCAAGATCCAACACGCCCATGTTGCGCAACTGTTCGTCGAGCGGTCCAAGTTGGGCGCGCACTTCGTTAAAGCGCGCGGGGCTAATGTTCGCCTGTTTGAGCGCGTGCGCCAGTGTGGCGCGCAGTTGCTTTAGCACTCTGATTACATCATCACGATTCGGTACGGGCGGGGTTGTCATGCTGGCTCCAATTCGTTAGTAACGGTGATACTGTCGGGAATTCTAACACCGCGCTTTGTGATGTCATCAATTATTCGTTTGCGCAACTCGTCGGCGTCGGCCGTGCCAAGCGTCAACACCTGTTTCGCGTCGATGCCGAACATGAACCATAGGCGCCTGTAATTCACCTTGTCATCGTCGCCGCCATGCGTTGAATACCAAAACGCGAGCACTTCGCGCAACCGGTGTTGTGCTGCCTGCCGGTTCATATGGTTGCGTATGCCTGCAACATGCGCCGCACCTGACAGATTTGGCGCCGGGCCGTCGATGCGTTGTTGCTCGACGAAGTATTGCGCCAGTATGGCCGGGTCAATTTGCGTAATGTCGCCGTCAACCTGTGCCGGGCCGCCGCGTTCACCAGGGGGCGGGGCGGCAGTGCCGCAGTATGGGCACGCGTCGTAAATGCGTTCGTATGGGAAAGCGCAAATAGGGTTAAGACATACGCGCATGGGGATTCCGTCATCAGCCGACGCTTTGCGTTTGGTGCCCGCGTCGAGCGACCAAAGGCGCGGTTTATCGGGCGGGCCGTTGTGACGGTAAAAGTTGCTCGCATGGTCGAAGATAAACGCAAAGGGCTTGCCGCTGTTTGCGATGTGCGCGAGTCGTTGCGCCGGGGCGTACGTATCCCATGCGCCCGCTAACATTTGCGAAATCATCAAACGAAGCGCACGGCCCCACATTTGCGCATACAGGCTGAAAGATGCGGTCGGCCGTGCGAACGACACGCATTCGATTGCGGGCAAGTCGAACCCTTCGCCAAACAGGTCAACGTTCACGAGTTGCCACAGTTCACGGTTTTTAAACTTGCGAATCGTCGCGCGGCGCACGCTTTCATCGTCGTCGCCGGTCAGCAGTGCAGCGGGTACGCCTGCCCGGTTGAATGCGTCGGTGATTTCGCGGGCCGATTCAATATCGACGGCGAACGTAACACCTAGTTTGCCGCGTGCGTATTTGATGTATGTATCGACAACATCGCCAACGATCTTTTTCGACTTGTGTACGGCTTCGCGCAACCGTTCCGGTGAGAAATCGCCCGATGCACTCAACGGCACGCCGTCAAGTTCCAAGTCTGACGGCGGCACGCAAAACACCTTGTAATCTGTCAGATAGCCGTTATCGATCAACCAACGCATCGGCGGCCCTTCAACCAACGCATCGGCAATGCCATGCGCGTGACGGCCCAACCCTTTTTTATCGGCACGTACTGGCGTCGCGGTCGGCAGCAACACGCGCGTATTCGGGAACAGTTCGACCGATTTGCCCCATTTATTCTCTCGCAAGACGTGGTGCGCTTCGTCAATGAACAGCATACCAACCGTGTTGGCCCATGTATCGAGCCCGGTACGTTTGTTGATGGTATCGACCGATGCAACACGCCACGGCGCGCGGGCGTTATAGAATGTGCGTCCAAACTCTTCAACGTGGTTGGCGACAATCCCTTTGATTACTTTCTCTGACGCAATCAGACCGTGCGGCACTTCCTCGCGCGCCAGTTGTTGCGATATCTGACCGACCAATTCGCCACGGTGCGCAATGGCGCAACCGGCAGGATAGCGGGCATCACGCGGCGCCGCTGCATGGTCGCGGGCAAACGAGCCCATAATCACGGTTTTGCCGCCCCCGGTTGATAGTTGCATCATTACTGCCGTTGCCCCGTCATCGAACGCCGCGTTGGCGTCATCTTTCAACTTCTGCTGAAATCCCCGCAAGTTCGACAAAATTATTTCTCCTTTGGTAGTTGCAAAAACGTTAGTAACGAATCATACTCTGTTCCGTCGTACCCCATCAACAACACTTTGCAGGTAAAACAAATGCATGCATCATTGGTCTTTTCGTTCCCGGTCGATGTCAGCGCGGCCGACGCAATCCACGCCGTTGCAAACCATTTCGCGGTTGGCGTCAGTATCATGGGCGCACCGGCAAACGTTCCGGCACACATCAAAGCCGCCGTCGAAGCGTTCGCACCGGGCGGCGTGCATCATACGGCGCACGCTCTTACTGACGGCGCCGAAACGAGCCCGGCCGTTGCATTTGGCGGTTTGCTAAATGGCGCATCGGGAAACGACCAGGCGACAGCGGAACATGTGCAATCTTCTGCGGTTGTCGCCACGTCAACGATTGTCCACGCGGCCCAACCGGATACTTTAGCAACTTTGCTGCCCGCGTCGTCGGCCCCTGTACCGGGCACCACGAACGCGGCAGTTGCCCACGTGGCATCTGCCGCACCGGCGAACCCTGTCGCCAACGTTGAATTCGATTCGACCGGATTGCCTTGGGACGAACGTATCCACAGCGGCAACAAGACCAAAAACCCCGGCGGCGAATGGCGCACCAAAAAGGGCGTCGATAAGGGTCTGTTGGCAAGTGTTACCGCAGAGTTGCGCGCGGCCGTGGGAAACGCCGCCGTACCGGTCGCGAGCGCATCGCCTACCAACGCCGCTGTTTCAGTTGACCCGACCGCAAAGCGCAACGCCGCAATTGCGTTTGCCGACGCCGAAGCAATCCGCGTTTGCGGTGCATCACCCATCGCGCAATCGACGCTTGACGGCTTGTTGAATGGCAAGCCTGCAACGTTGTCGCCGCATGAATCGGACTGGTTTAACGCTTACTTTGCGAAGCGCAACGCGGCGTTCGTTGAGTACATGGCACGCCCAAACGTTGTCATCGTGCCGCAAGATGCGAGCGCATCGGCCCCGACGACTGGCAACGAAGCCGCAGCACAACCGGCCGCGCCCCTGACAACCGCTGTATCCCCGACGCCGGGGGCTACTATTGTTGCGCCTGTAACGGTTGCCCTGCAAGGCGAACTTGACGCAACGGGCTTGCCGCATGACCCGCGTATCAATGTCGGCGCCAAGATCAAAGACGGTGCGGGCGTTTGGGTTCAGCGTCACGACGTGTCAGGCGAAACAAAGTTGATGGTAATGGCCGAACTGCGTCAGGCACTTGCGGGAAACGTTGCGGCGCAAGCGTCCAATACCGCACCGGCCCCCGAATCTACACCTGTTGCGCCGACCCCGGCCGTTGTAGCCGTGTCGGCCGATGATGCAAAGGGTTCGTTCGCGAAGATGATGCAATGGATCGTTGCGAACCAAATCGCGAAGCGCATCGCACCCACTGCCGGGCCGGATGCCGCAAAATCGTTGGGTTTCGCTGACGCCAACGGTAACGGTTCGCTTGCCCTGATGACGCAACAAGATGCGTACTGGCCGTATATCGTCGAAATCCTGCAAGGGCAAGGGGCGGTGTAATGAGTGAGTCGAGCCCGTATGAGTTGCGCTTGTCACATGCCGCTGATTGGGTTCGATGCGCTGCATTCGTCAAAGCCAACCGCAGCGAACAGGCGGCAATTCTTGAAGCTGACGGAAACCACACCGTACGCGACGAGGGAACCGCGATGCATTGGGTTGCCGAAATGCTGATGGGCGGCACGTACCCTTACGAGTCGTACGCCCCCAACGGCGTGTTGTTGACTGACGAACTGATTGACGGTGCGCAAGGGTTCGTACGGTTGCTTGATAGTTTCGAAGATGTCGTTTGGACTATCGAACAACAGTTGCAAGCGCGTCGAATTCACCCGACCGCATGCGGGGGCAAACCTGACGCGTTTGGTAGGCGCAAGTCACATATCGTTGTGCCGGATTTGAAGGGCGGTTTCGTTCCGGTTGAAGCGTTTCCGAACTGGCAGTTAATCGGGTACTTGGCGGCAATTCTCGACGCTAACCCTGATTGGGAAACGCCCGACACAACGGTTGAGTTTGTGATTTTCCAACCGCGTGCATATAAGCGGGGCGGGGCGGTTGACCGTCACACGATGCGGCTTGTTGATGTGTATCCGTATTTCGAGTCGTTGCGCATGGCGGCGCATATCGCGATGGGCGACCATGCGCGGGCCGTTGCCGGGCCGCAGTGTGATAACTGCAACGCTCGCGCATCGTGTATGGTTGCGCATCGTGCCGGTATGCGTGCGTTGGAAATTGCAGGCGAACCGGATATTCACGATTTGCCAGTTGAAGCGCTCGACTATGAAATGCAACGGCTTGAAGATGCGGCAGCATTGATTAAAGCGCGTCTTACGGGCTTGCAGGCGCAAGCGTCGCATTTGATACGCAACGGGGCGGTGCTGCCGAACTATGCGTTAGAGCGCGGCGACGGTCGGTTGAATTGGCTTGACGATAGCGCCGAAGCGGCAGCGCTCGCGATGGGTGATTTGTTCGGCGCCGATTTGCGCAAGCCGGTTAGAGCAATCACGCCGACGCAAGCGTTGAAGTTTGTACCAAAAGAGTTGATTGACCAATACGCGCAACGCAAGCGCGGTGAAGTAAAGTTAGTTCGTTTTGACCGCAACGCAGCGGTTAAGGCGTTTTCGAATCTCACAGTAAAAAAGGATTGAACATGCAATTCACAACCCCGGTTGGTCGCTTGGTCTATGGTTCCGTTTGGGATGGTAAGGATACGGATAGCAAGGGCGTTCAACGCATTATCAAGAGCGGGCCGAACGCGGGCAAACCTGCGTTCACATGGTCTTTCGGCGTGGCGTTCCCCAAAGTGCTTGCCAACGGCCAACCGAACGAAGCGTTCAACACGTTCTATCGCGAAGTCATCGACACGTGCCGCGCCGGTTATCCGCAGTTCTACACCGGCGCCGTTGACCCGTTCACCGGCAAGCCGGGTTGCATTCTCCCGGCAGGCATGGCGCTGAAAGTCAAAGACGGCGACGGCGTTGATTCCAAGGGCAAGCAAAACCGCGAAAAAGAAGGTTGGGCCGGTCATTGGGTCGTCGCGTTTTCCGGTATGTACGCGCCGCGTGTATTCGACGTGAACGTTGGTCTTGACCCGGCGCAACAGTTGCAGGACAAGACGCGTGTTCTGCCTGGTGATTACGTCGCCGTCAACGGTACGTGCGAACCGAACACCGGCGCCGAAACGCCCGGCGTGTACATGAACGGCAACATGGTTTGCTTCGTCGGTGCGGGTCCGCGTATCGTCAGCGGTCCTAAAGCGGCCGACGCGTTTGCAGGCGTCACGGCCGGTCAGTTGCCGCCCGGTTGCGTCGTTGGTGCGTCGCCTGCCAGTGTGGCCCCTACGCCGCCCGTTGCGCCTGTTGCCGGTGCTCCGTTGCCCCCGACGCCGCCCGTTGTCGCTGCCGTAACACCCACGCCGCCCGCTGCACCGACGTTGACGCCTGCCGCGATTGCTGCCGGTTTCACGACGTACCAAGCGGCGATTGCTGCCGGTTGGACTGACGCAACGTTGCAAGCGTCGGGTTATCTTGCTGCCTCTGCACCGGTCGCACCTGTTGCGCCGCCGACCCCGCCCGCACCCCCGTCACCGCCTGCCGCGCCGGTCGCACCTGTCGGGCCGCAGTTGAACCCTGCCGCGATTGCTGCCGGTTTCAGCACGTACGCCGCAGCAATCGAAAGTGGTTGGACTGACGCAACTTTGCGCGCAAGCGGCTACCTCGTGTAACCTGTCGAGCATCGACGATAACGAACGCCCGCCATGTGCGGGCGTTTTACATGGAACGCATATGCGACCAATTGCATACTGTGACTTGGAAACGTACCGGAATTATTTTCTGTGTAAGTTCCTGTTTGACGATACGGGCGACTATCGCGAATTCGCCATGTTTCCCGGCAAAGAGTTGAACCGGCCGGGCATTCTGCAAATATTGGCAACTCATACAATTGTCACGTTCAACGGCGGCAACTATGATTGCCCAATTCTTGCGTTGGCACTGACTGGCGCGAACAATCAGGCACTCAAAGACGCGAACGACATCATCATTACGCGTGGTATGAAGCCTTGGGATTTTTACCGCGCGTACAACGTCAAGATGCCGCACTTTACCGACCATATCGACATTATGGAAATCTTGCCCGGTGTGCGCATCAGCCTTAAAGCGTACGCCGGTATTGCGCATTGCCCGACCATCCAAGATTTACCAATCGACCCGTCACAAGACATCGACATGTTGCAGCGTGTGCAACTCTCGACGTACTGCGGCAACGATTTGCGAGTTACGCAAAGGTTGCACAAAATCGCGTGTGAGAAAGAATGGGTCGGCTTGCGCGAGCACATCAGCGCGGAAATTGGCATTGACGTTCGCAGCAAGTCGGATGCCCAAATAGCCGAAGCAATCACACGTGCAAAACTTGGCTATCGTCCCGAACCTTTGCAACGCGAGTCAGGTTATCAATTTACGTATCAGGTGCCGCCGTCAGTATCGTTCAAAACCGAACAATTGCAGAACGTGCTAAACGTGGTGAAATCGTCACCGTTCACGGTCTTGCACAAAGACGAGGAAACCGACGAAATCGACGCTGACGGAAACAAGATCAAGTCGGGCATAAAGATGCACAAAGACGTTAAGGCGTTGCGTGTGCAAATGGGCGTTAGTACGTACAAGTTCGGCGCCGGGGGTCTGCACTCTCAAGAGTCGGGCGTTTGGTACGAGTCGAACGAACAGCACGAGATTTGTGATAGTGATGTAGGGTCGTTCTATCCTAAGATCATTATCACTTTGGGCTTGTACCCCGAACAGTGCGGCCCGCAAGAGTTGGTCATTTACACCGGCACGTATGACGAGCGCATGGCAGCGAAGCGCGCCAAACGCAAGAAAGAAGCCAACAGTAAAAAGATTGTGTTGAACGGCAAGTTCGGCAAGTTGGGCTCTAAGTACAGCATGTTCTATGCGCCGGAACTGCTGATGCAAGTAACGATTACGGGGCAACTGTATCTGTTGATGCTTATCGAAGCGCTCGAACTGGCAGGCATTAACGTTGTGTCGGCCAATACTGACGGCATCGTTACACGCACGCCGCGCGGGCTCGAACAGGTGCGCGCATTCATCGTTGCGGATTGGGAACGCCGCACGTCGATGGAACTTGAGCACGTGACGTATCGGGGCATTTACTTTCGCGATGTGAACAACTATTTTGCCATCACTACCGACGACGAGGTAAAGCGCAAAGGTTTGTTTACGCCGCCCGAAGTTGGTTCCGGCCCGTCATCGTCAAAAGCCCCACATCGAGAAATCTGTAGCGATGCCGTGATTGCTTATGTCAAAGACGGCACGCCGATTGAACAGACCGTTTACCGCTGCCGTGACGTGCGCAAGTTCGTTACCGTGCGCACGGTCAAGGGCGGTTGCATCAGGCGGCTTGACGAGGGTACGGAACGCGAGCAATTCGACCAGGACCGACCGGGGTCGTTTGAACTGTTGGGCAAAGTGGTGCGTTGGGTGTATCGACGCGACTATCACGGCGCGTTGCATTACAAGACCAACGGCAACATGGTTGCAGATTCGACCGGGGCATGGCCGATGATGACTCTACCCGACCAAATGCCCGATTGGGTCGATTATGAATACTACGTTCGGCACGCCCAACAACTGTTAGCAACTTTGAGGTATGCGCAATGACACACTACTATCTGACGTTCTATGAGGTTGGCACGAGCGATGACGACGCGGCAATGTGCGCGCTGCACGTACCGCGCGCAACGAACGGTAACGGGTCTGATGCTGCGGCGTCGATCTTGGACCAACTGCCAAATTGGGATTATGGGCCGTTGGTCGTCACGCCAAATTATTTGCATTGACCGCTTGCAAACCGTTACTTCCGGCTTTATACTTGTCACACAGTCACACAACGAACCAGGAGTAACGGAAATGAAATGCTTGCTCGAACAGTTGTCTAACGTCGAACTCGAAGCGGTTGCTATGCTTGTTGGTGTGGATACGGTCGGGTCGTCGTTCCGCAACTACATGAGAGAAGTTCCGGCGTTAGACGATGGTTTTACGATGGGCGATGCCGCCCGCGCGTATCTTTCGTGTCGGTTAATCGCAATGGTTCGGATTGGTCAACGTCGCAACGAACTGTAATCAACCGCCCCAAACAGAACGGCCCGCGCGATGCGGGCCGTTTTTCATTGTGCGGCAACCTTTAACCGTTGCGCCTGCCAGAAGTTATCAATCGTATCGTATAGCCGGTTAAGTGATGCCAGGGCGTCGAGCCCGCGCGGTACGCTTGCACCGCCCGGCAACGTGTACGTGTCGGGATAGAACACAACGAACGAACCCGGCGTTGCAGTGAATGACGCACATAGGGGGTGCGCTTCAATTGCCGCCTGTGCGTCACTTTCCGTCTGATATGAAGCCATCGTGTTGCAACTCCGTCACATACTGTTGAAGGGCGCGCAGTTGTGCTGCAACCGCGTCGGCTTGGTCTGCTACTCCGACAACGTTTGCAGCAACTTCAGGCGAAAGAAATCCGTATTGGTTGGCGGTGCCGTCATCAACGCCGGGGGCGGGGGCGGTGCCTTTGCTTGCGGCGCCGGTGTTACCACAACCGGACAATTTGACGCGCACGCGCTGAGTGCCAGAAAGCAACTTAGCGCGGTAATCAAGAGAATCTTTCGCATGTTGGGCAACCTCGTTGTCGTACTGCTGTTGAATGGTGTACACCTTACCTTCTGCCGCTTGCTGACGTTTGAGCGCATCGGCAAGTTGCGTTGCGGCCGTCGCGTTGATACGTGCGATATCGTCGGCGTGCGCCTGTTGCTCGTGCGCCAGTGCGGCGCCGTCGAGTTTGTGAGCGACGGTGTAAGCAAGCGCACCGCCCAAAAGTGCGCCCACGACGGCGGATACGGCGCACAGTTCTAATTCAGTAGGCATAGTTCGTTTTCCTGTTGACGACGAATTACCTGACCGTAACAGTTGTTTTCCCTGTCACGGCAGTCTTTACCCCCGTCACGAATCCATCTTTTTATTTCTTGGCATGCCCCGGCACGGTCGCCCGCGTTCAGCTTGCGTAAAAACGTGCTCGTGCTGCACTTGCCGGGTCCGATATTGTACGCACAGAAACTAATCACGGCGGCGCGTTCGGGCTTCGACAGAGGAACCGTTACTAACCGGTCTACCTCGTCGCTTGCATCTTGTACGGCTTGCGTATCCATTGCGGCGCATTGTTCGGGCGTAAAGCGGTCGCCCGCCTTAACGCCCTTGGTGACGCCCATGCATGCCGTATAAATGCCGCCCCCGTCGCGATATGCTGTTAGCCGGTCTCCTTCGCGCTCGTGCAAAAACTGCGTTGCAATTGCGACGGCCGACGCACCCGATGCGACGAGCACGAGCACTTTACGACTTAGTGATGTCATCGCCTGATTTCTCCGTACGTTTGGCAATGGAACGCCAGTGCGACCAATCGCCGCGAATGCCCGACCGGATTGCAACGAAGTAGTCAGTTATCCACGGCAATGCCTTGACGATTTGAATTGCCGAATAAGTCGCCGCTAACACCCCTGCCACGGCCCCGATAGTTCCCGATGCTGACGCCATGCTAATTGCGGCCCCCGTATTGACCGCTGCCGTTTTTACGGCACTTGCGGCAAAAGTTTCATTCATGGCTTAAATCTCCCACGACGACATCGACGCGCTAAACGTGGGCGAACCGCCCGAATTTGTCGCGGTGTAGAACACTCGTTGCGGCGTCGAGATTTCCAAATCTTCAAACACTGCTGCGACGGATGACGCGTTGAGCGACGACGCTAACGTTTTACCGCCAACGCCCGACGAATTTGCAAAAAGAGCCATCGACGTTGACCCGGTGCCACTATTACCAATCTGAATGAAGCCGGAACAGCGCTTTGCATTCAGCGGCACGCCTACGTTGTTTGCAATGACCGGTGACGCCTGCGTTGCAGTTACCGAAAACATGGGCGTTTGCACAACCAACGTGCGACGGCCGCGTACCATACAAATACCGATAAGATTTGCCGCCGTTGTCGGAACGACAAACATTAGCGCGCTCATTGTGAAACCCGCTGGCATGTTAGCGCCGGTATAGGTTTCATTCAAAATGCCTGGCGTTGCGTTCACGCCCAATACTGCCGCCGTTTGCGTAGTCGGGTTGTAAATCGCGTAAATCGCCAGAAACCCGGATGCGGGTATCGTGCCCGTATCCATCCCATTTGCGCCGGTCGTCGCGCCGTTGAAAGTAACGTTTAGGTTAGTAACGGTTGCTTTCAAGCCCCCGATAATTACCGAAGCAACTTCAATTTCAACTGCTGTAACTGCAAGCGTCGCCGCTGCCGCCGTTTGCGTTGCGGTAACACCCCGCGATATGCCAACAACACCGGTCAGTTGCGAGTATTGCGGCGCGTGCGTTGCTACGGTCGCCGGGGCAACGTTGAACACTTGCGACGAGTTGCCCGCAAGCAATGCACGCAACGCGGTCTGTTGCGCCACTTTAAGCGGCGTCATGATACTGGCGTCGTTCGTGCCCGCTGCGGCTTGTGCTGCCGTTGCAATCGGGTCTACTTCGATTTGCCAACCGGTCGTCAAACCTTGCGGGTCCGACACTGACGGCGTGTTGGTGTTGGCAGCGATCAAGCTAACGTATTTGCCGAACGGCGCGTTACCCGATGCCGACCACAGTACGACCGACCCCAAGCCGTACGAAAACGGCGTTCCGCCGTTCTGCGATGCCAGGATGAATTCAGGTACGCCCGCCTGTTGCAACGCCTGCAACGCCGTCGAGATTTGCAGTAATAGCCAATTCGTTGTTGATCGGTCGATGGGCAACGCGGTCGGGTCGGTTGACAGGTCGCGTTGATAGTTGAAGTTCCAACCTTCTGTCATCGACACTGACCCGCCAACCTGCAACGGGTCGGGAATTGCTGTAACGTCGCCTGCAAATGCAAACGGTACATCGAAGTAATGTTGTTTCATGCTTAGTTTTCCGCCCAAAAAGTACCATTATTGAAGTTTTGATTCGACGAACCGAAACCGAACGATGGTCGTGTGGATATGATGAATTTAACGCCCACTGCGGCAGGGCGCGGCAAAACATCGAAGTTTTCCAACACAAATTGTAATGCACTGTTTGGAACGAACCCGAACACGTACGTTGTGAACGACATGTTGTTGCCGTCGAGCACATACACGTTTCCAAAATTGCCAAGCAACGCTTTAAGACGGGCGTTGATTTCCGGCACGGTGCAACGCGTCGTCAGTTTGAAATATTGCAGTTTCAACAATAGGCGCTTTTGATCGAGAGTAAGCCCGACGCCCGCTTGTGACGTGCCGAAGTTGCCGTTACCGAAGTTCTGCCGGTGATTGGTTGCCGGGCCGAAACCGAATTGCGGCCCGACGTTGGGCGCGACAATCAGCGTAAGCGGCAAGCCAAGAATTTGCGCCCACACCGACAAGCCGAATTCGTTAGCTGTGTCGAGATTAAAAACGTTCGTATACCAGTCATTCCAGAATTGAACGTGATTTTGCTCGTACCAATCCTGTTTGCCCTGCAAGAGCGCTTGCAGGTTCACGGCTTCGTTGTTGCGCCAAATCAGCGCAGACAGGATATCAACGCTAAAGTCGAAATCTTCTATGCTCGTGCTCATTAGCTGACCGTGATAGTGAATGCGGTGTTGTTGGTAATCGCGCGTTGGTTAAGCGCAATCGCGATATCCGCCGGGTTCAACGTGCCCGGCACGGTGCCGATAGTGCAGTTCATGACGATACAACCGGGGCACGCAGACACGACGGCGGCAGCAATTTCAAACGGGCTTACGGTCTGCCCGATGCCGACCGCCTGAAACCCATCAACCGCGCCAACGAAGTAGTCGGCAACCGCCTGTGCTGCGGCACTTTGCAAGTTACCGATGAAACTACCTTGTTTAATCGACATGGCGCCGTAGATAAAGACGTACGTTGGTCGGTCGAACAAGACCTGGTACGTTTGACCGCTTGCGGGCTCGACGACCGGGATATCTTGCGCGCCGTTCCATGCCGCGCCATCGGTCTTGTTTTTCAACAGTGACGTTGCGATGTCGAGCGATGCGCCGCCATCGACGCACGCCCAAACGCTATGGCCGACCAACGTAATACCGTCGATGACTGCCGTTGAACTGCCGACGTTTTCACGGTACGCAACCGATGTAACGCCGTTGAGTGCATACAGGCCGGATATTTGCGCCTGCACTGTGCTGATGCCTTGCAGGGCAAGCGTGTTGTTTCGCAGTGCGCGCAACGATGCGTCAGTTTGCTGGTTGGTTCCAAGCGTCGTTACCGATGCGGGCGAACCGGATTGATTGTTGGTGATGGTTTCCCAACCCAAAATAGAATCAACCGGCGTATTGAGCGCACCGCTCGCGCACGCTTGCGGCCCTGCAACGACCGCAACGAACGTGGCAAACCCGATGCCCCCACCCGATCCATCATTAGCAAGTGTGACGCCGTTTTGAAGCGTGAATACCGGGCCGTTCTGACCCAACGATGCACGCGTGCCTGATGGAATGTTGGTGTTGATTACGCCCGTCAATGTGACGTTGATAACTTGCGTTGCGGTTGCTTTTGCGCGATACAGACCCATCAGCGCACAAAGCGCGTCAAGAAACAGACCCCCGGCAAGGTTCGGATTGATCTGATTTGCAACCTTCGCGTTCGCGTTCACCACGCCGGTACGCGCGGTAACTTCGCCAGTGATTAACACGCCCTGTTGCGTTGCCGGGTCGAGATTGATGTTAGCGCCCAATGCGCCAACCCATTCACTTTGCACGTCGGTTAGAACGTTTGATGTATCGGGTACGATTACGCCCGTTGCGGCTATGTAGTCAAATGCAGTTGTCATTGCGCGCCTACCTGTGCGGTTCCAAAAATGGTTGTGATAACTGCCGAATAGAACAGGGTGTTGCCGTCACGGAACATATTGAACGATTGAATGCCGGTAACGTTCGGCGTCGCAAGAGCAATCAGGCGCCATGCGGCCTCATACTGTTTGGGATTGAACGTATCCCATACCGTTTGACGCGTCGGCAACCCTTGGTCAGTTGCATATTTCATTTCGCCGCGTTGCGCTTCGACTCGCGATTTAACGATTAGCGCCGTTGCAACCGCATCGCCCGGCGCATCTGTCAGAAACGCCAAGTTGCCGTCAGCAGTCAGAAACAAATCACGATTCTCGTTTTCTGCAATGGTCATACTCATGGGTTCACCCCGTTCGTGTTGCTGCCCGCGCCGTTCTCATGGTGATTGTGAGTGCGCCATGATGTGCCGCCCAACTTCGTTGCATCAGGCAACGCGAGCGCACCTGTAACATTCGTTCCGGTTCCGGTCGTGTTGATGTTGTACGCGCCGGTGTTGACAGTTACCGACGTTGTTGCATTGATTTCGACGGTTTGACCGTTCAGTTGAATGTCAGGCGCAAACACCTGTATTTTACCTTCGGACAATACAAGCCGCGTTGTGCCGTCGTAACTGCTAATCACGAGCGCGCCAGCATCAGGCGTGAACGTGTAACTATCGAACGCATCAGGCACGAAGCGGCCGTTCTCAAACGAATGCAACCGGCCGTCGTTGGGCGGCGACATTTGCGCGGATTGCAGAAACAACGATATATCGCGGTCGCTTGCTTCAATCCATCCCCTGTCACCCGGCCCCAACGGAAAGTTGATAAAGAAGTTGCCCCCGCCAAGCGCGAGCACTGGCACGGCCGCGATAGGTGCCCGACCGTGCCGCGTGCCGTTCGTGCTGACGATTGATATAAGCGGGCGTACCGTCGCGCGGTTGGTAACGCGGTTGTAGCTAATCACTTCGGCCGGTAACTGGCCGTCAGTCTGTTCAAGCAACTTTTGAAAAATGAACGCGAACGCGGCGCCTAAATTGCCATCGATTGCGGGCGACTTTGACGGAATACTTGGAGTGTTCATGTCGGTAGGCTCGTTGACCAAAACATGGCAGGGTAGCGCGTCGCTTCAATCACGTCGTAAAACGCCGTGTCGCGTGTCGCGATTTCAAAGCCGGTGCGGTAAATCGTATAGTCACCGTTGAGCGACGGGTTCTGAACGCTCTTAAGCGTCAACGTACCGCCAAGCGTCACACCGGGCGACAGCAGACATTTAACGCGAATACCGTATTCCGTTAGCTCCGGTTGCCCGATCATGCCCGTATCTTTTGACAGTACGTGCGACGTGTTCGCGAGCGCAACACCCTTGTCTTTACAAACTAGCGTGTTATCGTCAATGTAAGCATCGATAGGGCCAAGCGTACCAAGTTTTTGCACCTGTGACGCTGCGTTGCCGCTGTACGAGTAGTTCGCAATGTTACGTTCCGTCGCTTCAAATTTCAGGTTGATACCCAACGACTTTGCGACATCACCCGCGACTTGTGAAAGTGGTGCCGTCACGGCGTACGATTGCGCGACGATATCGTTTTTAAAAAACTGCATCGTCTTGCTTCGAATATTCATGATGATGTCAGGCGGTTGCGACGGTGTAGCGCTGATGATGTCGCCCTCGTACCGCAGAAACATGCCAGTGCTTTTTCGACCCGCCCATACCTGCACTGATTTACGTTGTTGGTTGTAGTCGAACGGCGTCAGGTTCGTTGCCAGTGCGTTGCGCAAATCGCGCGACAGGTTGCCGACTTGCAACGTGCATTCATTCTGTGTCACGTCAACGAACTTGGCACCGTTGGCAACGATGTACATCGGTCGCGACGGGTTCGTTGACGTGTCGATGGTTGCCTGTTGCGTGCCGTACGTGAACACGAGTTTTACTATGCGGTCGTCAAACATTAGTTAGCCTGTGACGATGTGAGGGTTATAGCCGTTGCCGCTGCGATGATTGCCGCGCGTTCCGCTGCCATTTCCGCGTTGGTCCCGTACACCAATACATCACCCGCGCCGAAGTTCTGATAGTTCGGATTGTTGCCGCTTGCCGTGAACCAAAAGAAATTGCCCCCGTCACCTTCGAGATAGCTGTACGGGATAACCTGTTGACCAACAAGGCACGGCAACGACGTTGCAATCACAACGTTATTAACGGTGACGTCCATAAACATCATGTCGTCGCCGTCGAACCATACCCGCACGTTGTACTGTTGACCATCAGCAACGAACGGAATGAGTTGGTTCGGCGTCGCCTGCAATCCAATCGTCATCATTTGAAAACCCCTTTTACAAGACTGCCGATTTGGTACAACGCCGATTCTTGCGGTTGCTGCGTGCCCACGTTGACGGTCGATTGGTCAGCAGGCGCCGCGACTTGCTGCGGCGCTAGTGCCTGATATTGCACGAGCACTTGGCTAACGTGCTTAAGTTTCAGCGCAAGCGGTATAGCGTCGAACACGTCAGGCGTTTCCTCGTGCGGCATCGCCTGAATAATCATGTTCGGGAACACGTCGGCTTTTGTCTGAATTGCAACGAGCGTGCCATTGATGAAATAGTCAACGATTGACGCGTACACGGTCGGGTAATCGTCGCTCGTCAACATCATCGACAGTTCGATTTCAACCGGCAGCGTGATTGCGAAGTCTTGCACAATCGCGCCGGTTTCGATTGGGTGTTCCATAACCTTGCGCGTGCGCTGAATGTTCGCTTTCATCGGCCGCGCGGTCTTAAACAGTTGGTCGAACGTATCGTTGTCGTACACGCCGACCACATCAACCCCGAACATCGACAAGATGGAGTTGACGAAATTAACGGCACTGCCGACCGCGCCTTGTACGTTACCGGCTTTTGTGACGATGTTTATGAATGACATGGTTAGCTCGCAACGCCGTTATCGTGATAATCGATTGCGCTGTTAATGTGATGCTTAAGCGCGTCTTGTACTGCCTTGCCGATACCATCAGGCGTCGATGCTTGCGTGTGAACATGAATGTCACCGACACTAACTTGTGTCGAACGCCCGCCCGCACCGGCAGCACTAACCGGCGCCGACGTAGCAAGCGGCGTGTTAGTGCCTGCAATCTGCGTTTGACCGGATGCAATCATGTTTGCATACGCTTCGCGACGCGCAAGGTTGATTTCCTGTGCGCCGGGTCGCTCGTAATACTTGGCGTGCGCGTCGGCCGCTTCGCTTGCGGTTTGTGCCGCGCGAATCTTGTCGCCTGCCCGCTTTTCTTTGTGTGATGTCTCATAGTTGAAAAATCCAATTTGGTCGTCGAGACTCGAACCTTCAAGCGGCTTGCCTGACCATTGCTCGAAATCCTTACGACGAGAGCCCAACCATTGACCCAAACCATATGCACCGCTCGTCTTGTTGCGTGCGTCGGCTTTGCCCTGACTTTCTTGCATGAATGAACCGGCGATACCTGCCGCCTGTTCCGGCGTCCAACCGGTCGCAACCAGTTTGGCGGCAATTTCACGGCCGCTTGCACTGTTGCCAAGCCGTGCGGTGTCGGTCGCCGCTTTTGTACTGTCAGCGGAACCCGGCGCCTTATATGCGGCAATCTGTTTCTTACCTTCCGGCGTGCCGGTCGCCTGATTCCACAGGTCAATCACACCCTTGCCGTATTCCTTCAACCCGCCAAACACGCCCTTAAACGCGTTGCCGATGCGGTCAGCAATCGCCATAGTTTTCTGATGCAACGTTTCGAGTGCTGCGGTCGGCCCCTTCGAAATGACCGTTGCGAAAAATTCGAGCAACGCCGCGAAGTAATCCCAAACGCCTTGCAGCACATTCAGGAACAACATTAGTTCGCCTTTGAGCGTTTGAAACACGCCCTTAACGATTTCACCGGCAGCGGGCCAACGCTGCATGATTTCACCGATTACCGACTTTTGACCTGCTTTATATTTCTCGAAATCGTCAACAACAAGCCCGATAGCCAACCCCAACGCGATAAAAGGCGCGGCAGCGGCCAGAATAGGGGCTATAAGCGCCCACAATGCCCCGGCCGCAGCAACGAGCGGGGGAACAAGCGCAATCGCCACCACGGCCCCTATAGCGGCAAACGTCGCGACGGCAACGGCTTTGTGTTCGCGTAACCAAGTAATCATTTGGTCAAGATGCTGTACAACCCACGTGAACGCGGGCAACAGTTCACCGGCAATCTCGCGCTTGACGGCTTCAAACGACATGCCTAGTTCCTTCTGCGCGATGCTGTACTTTATCGACGCGTCGGCTTGCTCCTGGGTGATTGCGTGCAACTCTTTTTCTTTGGCGATTACCTCGTCAAACTTCGCCTTACCTTGCGACAACAATTGAATGGTCCCTTGGTCGAGCCCCAACTTTTGACCAAGGTAAAGTTGTTGTGTCTTGTCGAGTCGTGAAAACTGGTCGGCAACAGCAGATAGTGCGATAGTCGGGTCTTTGATCGATGCATGCAACTGTTGGGCCGAAGCCCCAAGACGAATAAACGCCATCGTCATTGGGTTCGTTGCCATGATGCCAAAACGTGACATTTCAACGAAGCCGTCGCGCAACCGACCAAGCGTTTCACGCGCGGCGTTGGCGTCGCCGCCCATCGACACGACGGCGGCTTGATAGGCGCTCATTTGCTGCACACCCATTCCCATTGCACGCGCTTGCAGTGCAACTGCCGCCGTATGTGCTGCCGTGTCGTTGACGAGCGCTTTGATTGCGCCCAACGCAAGCACGCCTGCCAACGCACCGGCCGCGTTTTTCGCCATGTTGACGAAGTTGGCGGCTAGTTTGTCGGCCGACATGTCAACATCATCGACCGCCTTTTTCAGTTTCTTTGCTGATGCTTCGCCCGCTTCGGTGCCCTTCTTTACGCCCGATACATCAGACTCAAACATGAAAAAGAAAGTGTCAAGAATGTTCACTTTTAATGCTCCGTTAGCGTTGCTGTTGCGCCGCGCGTTCCGCTTCTTGCTGCGCTAGATATTCGTTAGAACGACGCACCATGATTACTTCAAACATGTTCATTGCATCTTCAAGCGTGTACACGGTGCGTAGTTCTATCAGGCTTGCCCCGCCCCGTCCGACTTCGCTTGTAAGACAGGCGATAAGTCCGTCAACGTTTTTTGAATCAATTTGACGGCCTGGGCCGCTACCCGGTCGAGGATACCGGATAGTGACCCGTTCCCGAAAAAAGAGAAATTGTGATTCATCATTGCCCATTCGAGTTTCATGAGCGTTTCAGCGTCGGGCACGTGGTTGTCAATAAGGGCGCGCGTTTTCAGCGTCAACGGTTCTTCGCGCCCTTCGATAGTCACGCCGACGTACGACATGATTTTAATCATGAGCGCTTCATTGGTCGCGTAATCCCCAACCTTCGGCAGCGCCGACGTAGGATATTGCAGGATGATTTCACGGCCGACCGTTGCCGGGAATTTCGACAGGATATATTTTGTACCTTCTAATTCTTTCGGTTCTAGCATTTGGGGTAACTCCAAGTTTGTAATGAAAAAGGGCCGCACTTAGCGGCCCCCTATTATCGCACTTGCTGCCAGTGTTACACCGGGCGGGCAACCGTGATGTTCTGAAACGCGAACTTGTAGACCATAGATTTCATGCGGCCCGACGACGCGATACTGTTTGACAGCATACCGTCAGTGATGCGGCCGTTGCTCAACGTCACAATCTTGCCTGACGGGTATTGACCCGTAAGCGTGATGATGTCGCGCGCCGATTGCTTCGACTTACCAACGCGGTTGGCTTCAAGCAACACCGCAAGGTTGTTATCATCGTCCGATTCGGGCACGACAGCGACTTGCGTCAGTAACGGTGACGCCTTGGACCATGTGAGCAAGTCGCCGTTAAGACCCATTGCCACGTCGGCAACTTTGACTTCAGGAAAGTCGAACGGGTCGGCATCATCTGCAAACTGTTCGACGCCCATGAACGCAGGAAACGTATTGCTTGCGCGCAACGTGATAACAAGACCAAACCCGCCAATTTCACCATTCATTTCGTTTTACTCCAAAGTTTGTCAATTCGGCAAACGACCCGGCGAACCGGGCCGCGTCGCTTAGATCAACTGATGCGACCCAACGATGTTTTTGATAACGTCGTCTTTGCGGTAAATGATGGTGTAATTGTACGTGAACTTGTTCACACCATTAACGACGGCGCTCGTGATGGTCGAACCTTTCCAGTACCCGATAGTTTGCACTTGCTGCCACGCTGATGCGCTGCCGGTCTGTTGCGTGATGTAAATCTGTTGTTGAATCGTCAGCGTCGATTCTGCCAGAATCGTTCCATTCTGAATTGCCAGTTCAATACCGCTTGCAGGCGACAGCGGCGTTGCAGCGCTACCCTGCAACACGAGGTCGCACATGTTCTGGCCGCGCTTGTTTGCCGGGATTTGGCCGACCGACAATTGCAGGTTCATAAGACCCGCGCCGATATGGTCTTTAAACCATTGCTCGTTTGCAAAAATGGTCGAATCAACCGGCGCCGTCGCGCCCCCGCACAACACACCTTCCTGATAGAAGGAAATGTTTTGCCCGGCCGTTTGCGTTTGGCCGTAGTAGTTCACGCGGGCCGCGTCGAGTGCGTCGGATAGGGCATCGGTCGAAACGCTCGCAACAAACACGCTGTTCTGTTTGTACATGAACCCGACCGTTCCATTGGTCGCGTTGAAATTGATCGCCGCGTGAATCGACATCGGCAACATTTCGATGTACTGACGCACGCCCAAGCCGGTTGCGGTCGTATCTTCGTATTCAAGACCGACGCCAGCAATACCGATAAGAGCGGCACTCCAGGTATTCCACGCGGTAGGCGATACGAACACGCGGAACACGAACACCACGTTCAACGCCGCGTTGGCTTGTGCAACTGCGGTAACGTCGGCCAGTGCAAGCGCTGCCGTGTCGGTGTAGCAGAATTCGCCGCAGTTGTTGTTAAGCGACGTAACGCGCGAGAAACCCGCAACGGGCGTTTCGATGATACTTGCATCGTTCACAAGCGCGCCTTGTCCGACGTACCAACCCAATGCGGCCGCAACGTCGGTTGCCGGTGCAACGCCTGTAGGCGACACAACCTGAAACGTTTCCGTTACAACGCCTGTCGGGCTTGCCGAAAAGTCGAACGCTTGCGACAGCGCATTCCATGTCACGGTTGCGCTCGTCAGTTCGCCATTCGGGCCACCCGACGACGCGCGGATTGCCGTTTGCAGTTCGCTTGCAACGTCGGTCAGCGTCGTTGCCGCAGCGAACGAAATAGCCGACAGGTTGACAACCGTTGCGCCGAACTTGAACGACAGCAGACCGGCCGTGATTGCTTTCAGCGTCGCCAGTACTGCAACCGATGCTTCGCCGTAAATCGTTGCCGGTTGCAGTGCGTTCACATAACGCGCGTACTGGATTGCTTGCGGCGCCGTGCCCAACGGGCTTTCAAAGTCGAAGTAAACGACTGCCCGCGCGTACTCTTCCGATGTAGTGCCGAAGAAAACCCCGACATCAGCCGATGATGTGAATTGCAGGATTGCATTCGGGCCGACTAGCGGGTTGGTCGTGAACACACGAGCGCACCATTGGCGGGTTGGCACCTGTGCCGCCGCGCCGACGACGCTATTGATATTGATGTATTTCTGAAAACGAATCGACATGGCGTTGATTCTCCGATTGATTAAACGCGGTAAATGTTCGGGTTGAAATCCGAAAGTACGCCCGTTGACGTTGTGAAAACGTCTTTGTGCGTGAATATGATATCAAACGACGCCCACCAAACCGTTTGATCGCTCGAATCCTGAAACGGTACGGCCGGATTATCTGACACGCGAAACACGTTGCAATCATTCGCAACGAACGCCGCAATTGCCGATTCATGCTGCATGATGTTGCGTGCGATATTCGACAAATCGCCCGATGTCATGCCGTTGGCATTTGCCGGGCTATCGAACGGCACAAAGCCCGCAATCTGAAACCGCGTGTGCATCACTTGTGTGGTTGTCGTTGTCGCGGTCCCGTCGTCGGCTATATCGTCTTTGTACGCGGCCCAACCGTACGGTTTGCGCGGCCCCAACGTATGAAAGACCGTTGGTGACGACGGCGCCTGAAACTGGCGCGCTTGGTTGTTCTGCAACACACCGGCCGTAACGCCGCGTGCAGCAAGCCCCGCAATCAGCGTTGCTTGAATGATGGTTTGTATCTGCGCGTCAAGCATTTGTCGTTGCCCCCGTTGCCGGGCCGATGTCGACCCCTAAAACACGGTTCCATCCATCCTCGTTGATCCACGGCGTATCGCCAACGCACTGATATCGGCGTGACGTGCCCGGTATCAACGACCCGTCGAGATTAACCGGCGTTTCGATAATGTCGCCGCTGCCGTCAGGATTGCGCCGGATAGATTGCGCGTTAAAGCCCGGCACGAACCAAGTAACATAGGATTTCTGAAAGTCGAGCCCATACGAGTTGTATCGTGCGCGGTCAACCGGTTGCACGCTGCCTTTCGGTATGGTCTGCGGTGCCGCATACGTCGTCACAACCTTGCCGGTCGGCCCCGGCGCCTGTGACGCGTACTGAAACCAATTGACGGTTTGTGCGCCGATAACGGATAGCGCAAGGCGCAAAACATTTGAACCGGGAACGCGCATTTGTTAGCCTTTAGCGTTTGGGTCTACAGGTTCGGCGTCGCCCATATCGACACTAAACGATGTCGTTGCGAGCATATAGCCGGTATCGTTTAGCGGCTTTTCGCTGATGCCTGCCACGTACGCGCGGGCTTCGGCTTCGCCAACCTGATTGATGTATTCAATAATGCCGCCAATGGTCGCGCCGGTGATTGCGCGCCCTTCGGATTTGTACTTACGTGCGACGAGAGTAACGAGCGACAAGGGCGGTTCGCTGATGGTCGAAATCGTCTTTTGGATGTCACCGCCAACTTGCAGGCCGATTGCCGTCAGCGCATCGACAACTGACATTTTGCCGGTAACGACGCGCTTGGATAGTTGGAACATAAGCGCCGACCATTCTTTATCGCGAGCATCGGCCGTTGGCTTCATGAAGGGTCGCGCGTGCGGCCCCAACTCGTTAATTGCCGCGACGTATGCAACCGGCGTTTGGTTGGCATCAGGGTACTTTGACGACTCGAACCAACCGACGCGAACGTTGGCTTTATCCAAGTCTTGCAGCGCTTTTGCAAGTATCCCTTTCGCGCCGCCTGGCACACGTCGCATTTGCGCCATTATCGAAACGTCCCGTACGCCTTGCGGAATGCGCGGCGTTCACGGATACCGGCCGACACATAAAACCCGCCTGCAAACTTGGCACGAGCAAGCGCAAGTACCTGTTTGCCGTACGGCGTCGTGTACAACCAGTATTGAAACGAATCTTTTACGGGCGGTTCCATCAACGACACGGCAACCTTGTCGACAGTTGCCGACGTGACGATAACGCTATCTTCGCCCGCTGCAATCAGTGATTGGATTTCGGCAATATGCGCCGTCAACAGGTTTAGCACCATGTCGAGCGAGTCACCGTTGAAGCCAAAACACCAATTGTCGTTTGGGTCGGCGTACTGGCACGCCATGCCGAAATAGGTCTGTAAAACCGCTTCGGTAGGCGCCGACGCAAACGCCGGGCATTGCTGTTGAAACAATGCGTAGTTGAATGTGTGCAGCGCCATCGCGAGCCCCTTAACGGTTCGACAACTGATTTGCAACCCAACCCGAACCGGCTTTTTCCAGTTCGACCGGCAACGGCTTTGTACCGTCTGTCGGTTCGTTCATGAAATCGGCCGGGGTAAGCGGCCCGCCTGGGTCGCGCGGGTTCATATCCGAAATCATCTTGTCGATGTCGAACAACTTTCCTTCGACGCGAATATGACCCGACGCAACGAAGCGTTTGAAATGGTCAAGTTCGCTGATTGCGTCAAGTTCCGATTGCGTGATAACGGTATGAACACCGTGTTCGGTAATCAGATTTTTCGACGCGATACCCGCACCACCACGAATCAGAACCGATACTTTTTCGACCGGCAGCATACCGGGTTCCGGGGGCGGTGCGTACACGACGAATTTTTGCGGGCATGCGAGAGTGCTGTACACGAACACACTGCCCGACGACTTTTGCGCAACCTGTTTGCCTGCCATGATGGTTTTCTCCGTTCAATGAAAATGGGGCGTACCGTTAGATACGCCCCACATTTTACAGCACCGTCAACTAGGGTCTATTACAGACCCGTCCAACGCGTCACGGCATACGGCCGCTTGACCATCACACCGGCCGTCGCGTTCGCGTAATCTTCGACGTACGATTTGGCGCGCTTCTCAACGCCAAGCGCCTGGAACTTCGACGGCACGACTTGGATAAACGTCTTACCGTCGTCGCTCGAACCGTCGTCCACACGTTCGGCAAACACGTACATCACCGATGCGCCGCCGTTGCCGTCGCGCAGTTCCGGCGCGGTGACAACGCGAACGTTCGCGTAATTCTCGCGCAACCATTCGCGTACGCTGATGCCGCCAACCGATTGCGTCACCGTCAGGTATTGATTCGTACCCATCGGGATTGCCATCGTGATCGGCGTCTTTTCAACGTCGATGGTATCCATCGATTGAATTTGCAGCGTCGCCAGCACTAGCCGGATATCGGCCGTGATGTCGTTGAACGTCTTGGTTGCCCAAGCCGGGGTTCCCGACGTTGCGCCGTTCGGCAAGGTTTGGTACGCGGGCAACGACGGGTCGTTAAGGAAACCGTACGTACGACCGGCACCGTCGTTGAAGCCGTAGAAACCAACGCGGTTGCGTTGAATGTCGAGCGCGCGGCCCGCTTGACCGCGCTTTTCACCGCTCGTCGAAACGCGCATACGTGCGGCGCGTGCCTCTTCAAGCAAGCCAACGAGAATGCCCATTTCGAAGCGAACGACGGTGCGCCATTCGAAATTCACGTTCCACGACGACAACGGGATATTCGAATAGTCACCGTACGGAACGGCGTTGCCGGTCGGTTCGAGCATGCCCTGTACAATCTGTTCATCTTCCCACGAACCGATTGTTGACATACCAATCAGTTCGTCGATCTTGCGCGCGGCCGTGATGAAATTCACGAAGCCCGGCATCCATGCTTGCAGGAATTGCACGAGCGACGGAATAGCCGCCGACGATTGCAGTTGTCCCGGTGCGGGCATGATACCCACATCGTTACTATCCATCGTCGCCGCCAGTTGAAGCGCGTTGACGATTTCAGCGATGTAGCCATGATCGAAGCCGATCCCGACCGCGCGCAACGCGTTGTATTCCGCAACGTCGGCTTCTTCGACTTTCAGCGGCGCCCACGTGCGGCCCGCAAGCGACGAGTGAACCTGATGTTCGTCTTTCTTGGTGAATTTCAACATGTCTTGCTACTCCCACAAATGTTGTGTGTTTGACTTACGCGACGACTTGCGCCGCGTGCGCCGATTTACAGATTGATCTTGACGAGCAACTGATTGTTCGCTTCGGCCGGTTGCGGGTAATCTTCGACGGTGCAAGTGAACAGCGTATTGCCCGCGTCAGGCGTGCCAACAACGGCCGGTACGCTGATTTGACCGTCAGCCTGTGCAAATTGCAGTTGCAGACCCGGCGTTGCCGCGCGCGTGCCGCCAAGCGCAACGACAATCTTTGCGAACTCTGCAAAGTCGGCCGTCACGTTGTTGGGCAACGCGAACACCGGGGCCAACGGTCCAAGCGTCGAAAGACCCAACGATACATGCTGTTTGGGGTTCGCCAGAATGCCCCAAATCGCGCCGGTGCCGCCCGCGCCGACCGTCTTGCCGTCCGGGTTCAACGTGAACACACGGCCGAACACGTTGTTTGCCGGGTTGGTCGTGTTGATGTAGCCCTGATGCGCGCGCAACGGGCCGTCACGCATGATTTCACCGACGACGCCAAACGCGTAGTCGTAATTCAACGACTGTTGGAAAGTACCTGCCATGATCCTATGCTCCGAAGTTGTGAGGTTTTACCGCTGACCGCTTACGAGCGTTCGGCCAGTTGCGCTTGAAGGAACGACGGTTTCTTGCCGCGTTCGGCAGCGTCGCCCACTTGCGCGGTCGGCAACTTGTGCGCCGGGGTGCGACCGTGCAACCACGCTTCGACGGCTTCGATTTCATGACCCTTGCGCGCCGGGATTTCCAGTTTTTCCACGCCGTACGCTGCAACTTCTTGAGCATCCATCGCGGCCGCAACGGAACTGAAATCACCGATATGCAACGACAGTTGTTTGTGCAGCGCGTCGCGCTTGGCAATGGTGTTGACTACGTCTTTGGCATCCATGCCGCGACCATAGCCCGCCATTGCCTTTTTCACGGCGGCGTCAACAACTGCCGCAACTTCCTTCGCATCCATGCCCTTTCCTTCGTCGTCGCCGGGCTTCTTGCCGCCCTTGTCGGTGTCGTCGGTATCGCCCGCTTTCGCGACCGGTACCGCAGCGTCACCGGTAACGGTCGTATCCGTCAGCACGTCCGATTCACCGGCGCACTTCAAATCTTCGACGGCTTCAAGCAAAGGTGCAACCGCTGCGATTGCGTCGATTGCTTCTTTCAGTTCGCCTTTATCTTCGTCCGACGTGTTGGCGTCGGCCATCTTTTCTTCGGCGTCCATCGCGAATGCCATCAGCCGATTGCGCGCAACGCCTGCAACCGTTTTGACTTTCGCTTTCAACAACGCGTCACGCGTTTTCTTGCTCATGTTGGATTTCTCCGTAAAAGTTAATTCCGAACCATCCATAACCGCAACTTCCGGCCCCATACGGCCATCTTCAACAGTTGCAAGATGGTTGCCACGGATGCGCCGTTGGACGTAAGTATAAGGCACACCGTTAAACACCCCCGGCGCGAACTCGTACACACAACGATATCCGAGACTCAACGGGGTCTTGCCTGCCGCGATGCTTTGCGCCAGAAAATCACTAAAGCATTTAATGTTGCCCTTCAATGTTCCGAAGTCGTCTTTCGGGTCAAACCATATGCGTTCGCCAGTAACGCCGCGTGCGCCTTTATCTTCGATTTGCGCCGTTCCGTTCGTACCGTTACCAATCATCGTATGATCGATAATCCACGGCACGAGCCGAAACGATGCGATACAGGCAGGGTCGGCTAACTCTTCGGCCGGGCGATAAACCGCAAAGAATTTGCCCGCGTTGCCCTTCGCTTTTTCTTGGGGAATGTTTTTGCCAAGATACTGAAACACGCCAACTTTCGACAACGGATTGTCTTGCACTTCGAAAAACCCGTTGATGTCGTAATTCTTGGCGCTTTCATCAGCATCCCCCGCCATCGCGTTAAACAGGCACGCGAGCACGTTGACGCTGCAACCGTGCAACGGGTTCGGCAACTCGTCGAGTCGGAACCAACCGGCGCCAATGTGTTCCTCATTCAACGTGTGATTGAACGGTTCGACATCGGCCAAGAATGCGTGAAAGAAGCCGTCAAACACACCGATGCTCGACAACGGCCCCTGATGTGCAAAGCCGGTTTCTTCGATGCATTCGCGACGCGCTGCGGCTTCGGCTGTTTCCCCATCTTCGACGCTGCCAGCAGGAAACCCCCATTCGCCGTTTGGGCGCTGCATCATGAACACTTTGCCGTTGGCATGAAACACAATGCCCGACGCGGTCGCGGCGTCGCATGCAACGGTGTATGCAACCTCTTGTGCTTTCAATGCCGGGTTATCTTTATGATCTTTGTCTAGTGGCATGGTCAATCCTTTATAACTGCGCGTGAACCATCGTCCGGGTTGATCGACTTCAAACAATGATCTTTCTGAAACAGGTTTAGAAACTTACACAACACGCACCCCCAACGCTTACCTTCTAGCATCGCCTTGCCCGCTCGACTACTGATGGTTTCGCCGGGGTCGCCGCCAGTCAGGGTGTTGCCGAACTCGTCGAGCAAGATAAGAAAGTTCAAGAGATATCGGCCCATGTGTCAATCCTCGTCGTCATCGTCAAATTTGAAAATCGGCCGCATGGTGCAACGGCAATAGGGCGCTTGTCCCGGTATGCCTTTCTCACCCTTGTTGGGTCCGTCAAGATGCGGTAGGTTGTCAAAAGAGAATATTTTACCGTTCAAAACGTCCCGGTGATATTCGCGGGGGTGATTCGAGCCCCCGCTATGCACCCACTCGAACTCTTTAACCCCAAGCGCTTGCATACGTTGCGCGTTGATACCGTTGTACGCCTTGCGTGTTTGGTCAAGCGATACATTCTTTGCCCAATTCTTGACTTTGACGCCGTACTGTTCCAACTCCGGTTTCAGGTCAGCAAGACCGTTGCCGGTTTGAATCGAACGCATCACACTGCCCGTCACCTTATCTAAGTACGTTTCAGGTATGCGTTTGATTAGGGCAACGTTTTCTGCAACGGTCGCCGTCAACACTTCGCGCAACGGCCCATTGAACACGTCGGTTTTCAACGTCAGTTGTCCCGACATTTCCTTTAGGCTGATGCCCAACTTTTGCGCGCTATCCTTCGTCGTGCGTTTAACCATCGTTTCGACGGTCGGCGCCGCGATCTTGGCGAACAGGGCGGCAAACTTGTTGCGCAACGCATTTGTGAGAATGCGCGCTTGCGACGCCGTCGATGCATCCATTGCCCACGCTTCGCCATCGCCTGCAAACGTGTCGTCGAGCGCCATCACTTCGCGCACGACTTCGCGCAACATGCGGTCGATGTAGTGTTGCAACGTGTCGTTGTACTGCGTGGCGATTTGCCCCGCAATCATCAGCGGCGCACCGCGAAGCGTTTCAACTTTAAATTGCGTCGCCCACGCGGTGCGCTTGCCAATGACTTTAAGTTGCTTGTGTGTCATCTTCGCCGCCGTTCGGTTGCTGCGGTGTACCCGTTTCCAAATCGCCATCTTCAAAGCCCGACGGTTCGCGCTCACCTTCGGCAATCGGGCGGATAGTGTTGTATCCGCTGTTTTTGTCGTTGCGCAAGCGCGTATTAACGTCGGCATCGCTGATTGCGCCAGTCTGCACGAGCGACACATCGGCACGAGCGTTTAGCTCGTTGATTTCTGCGTATTCCTTCGCGTCAGGCGAATCAAGCGGCATCCAACTAACGGTTGTGTTGGCGCGGCCCGCATCGCCAAACTTCGGAATGATGTACGAGAGTTTGACCAACAGGTGATGTCGTTCAAGCAACGGCGTGCCGTCGTGCGTTTGCAACGATTCGAGCGTTTCGCGGTACGACTCTTGGTCATACCCACCTTCGCCATTGCCAAGCGCGCCGCCCGCTGCAAGCCCCATGATTTTATTGACTGGCACATCACCGGCAGCGCACGCAAGCGCATATTGACCGTCAATGACGTTTGCGAGGTCAGCAAGCGACGTGTCGAATTGTTCAAACTCGTCATCGCTGCCCATGATGCGAACGCCGTAGTTGTCGCGCGTGTCGGTCATGAATGCCATTGATTCGTCGAACTCGTTTTTGTTCAACATCAACGATTCAACGTCGGCCGATTTGAACGTTTGCAGGCGCTTAGTCATCGCCAGTAACGGCGCTTCGTTGGCCGTGCGTTCCGCAGCATACACACGTTCCATAACCGCCTGTGGAACCGGAATACCGCTGTACAGATACGACGGTCGCAACAGGTCAACCGGTTGTTCAGTGCGGAAAATGCACAGGTGCGAACGGTGATAACGCTTGCCGTTGATTTGCCACCACGTCGGCTCGTAAAAGTCGGGGCTATCCGGTTGGGCCGATGCTGCGGCGTCGAGTTGCGGCGCCATCCAATACGGGTCAACTTGAATCCAACCTTTGAATGAACCCGGCATGATGCCGTCAGGGTTAAACGGCTTTTCGTAAAAGTCGGGGTCGGGCGAACGCACAACCGGGATTGCAACCCGGATGCCGAACACGCGCCCTTTGAAAAAGTAGTTCAACAAGTGTTTGTTGATTTGAAACTTTTTGTCGTATTTCGCATACTCTGCGATTACTTCCGGTTTCAACGCCGCTTCGCCAACCTCGTTGACGATTTCATAGCCTTGCCGGATTGCGTCACGAGCGGGCGTGATGCAAATCTTTTTGACAAGCCATTGTTGCATCAGCACGGCGCAAGCCTGATGCCCTATGAAAGATTGCGTGCCGAACCATTGAAACAACGCGTCGGACATGTTCGGTTGGCCCATCGTGTACGCCGACTTAATAGCGTTCCAACCTTGCGAGTCGTCATCATCCATCGTGCCATCAGGCAGCACAGGGCGCGGCGCGTGCGAACGTAGGTAATTTTCCCAAACGTCGTGCAACGCCTGGGTGATTTGCGTGGCCCGCGCACGAGTCATCGTGTCGCCCCGGTGCGTACTCAACAACGACCCTTTCGCCTGAATTTCTTTTACTTCTGTTTCCGGCAGCGCTTCACCGGATGCGCGTTCGATACGGCGACGAAACCAGCTAATCATGATGGGTGCCCCAAATGAAAATAGCCCCCATTATATCGGGGGCTATCGGGGCGTTACTTTTATGGGGCGTTTGGTCGAGTCACGCGCCCATATTGTTGGGTGAAAACTGGTATGGTCTTATCCATCTTTACGCGCCACATCAGCAGATTCAAATACAGAGTTAACGAGCGGGCTAACTGTTTTCCTTCTTTGTCTTTCGGTTCATACGCAACGTTTTGTTCGTCGTCCACAAGTTTGTTCGGTTGCCACGTATCCACATCACCCCCGTAAATAGGAAGTCATATCATACTACTAAACCGTTACTAACGGTAACACTTTCTAAACTGTTGTTATGCCGCAACAGTAACATTTACCGGGATTGCTACGCCGACGCACTTAATGGATTCGGCAACAGTGCCGACGAACTTACGCGCCATGTCGGCGTCACCGTACAACGCCCCGGCGCGTGCACCGTGTTCGTCTTTGAACACATTGGCAAACATTTGCACAGTCTGCGTCGTCGGCTTCATGCGTACGGAACCCAACGGCGCGTAGTCGGGTTTGTCGTCGTGTACATACACGACAAACTCTTGCACGCCATGCGGCGACTTGTACACGCCGATGTAGGGCTTTTCAATCCAACGGTCGGCAGACATCAACACTTGGATCGGTTCGCCAGCACGTGCCCGCGCAACGTCGAACGGTTCGACCGGCGCCGTCACCGTTGCCACTTTGAGCGGGTCAACTGGCGCGGCCGGTGCGAACACGTACGAATCAAGTTTGCGTTTCAACGCGTCGCGCTCACTGACGACGTGTGCCAGTTGCTTGCGCAACGAATCTTGAGTTCCGCGCACGCCGTCAATTTTGCGTTGCATCCACTCGAACAGAGTGAAAATGCGCTTTTCCGCGCGGTCGGCTTCGTCGAAGCACTTTTTCACATACGCCGCATCTTCGCCGTGAATAGACAGCACACGTTGATGCTTGCGGGTTGCCAGTTCCAATGCCTGCAAACGGTTCGACAGTTCTACATGTTTCGTCATGATTTGGGGATGCTCCAAAAGTTGGGGTTAAAAACGATACGTCGCCATCAACACATGTGAACCGGTTGCAAGCCCTGGCGTGCCCTTGCTCCAATCGGCTTTGATTTGATAGTACCGGTACGACAAGGCAAAGTTGCCGCGTTCGATGCGCGCACCGGCAACATACCCGAATTGAGTCTTGGGGTCATGCTGAAAATGCACCCATTGATTCGACAGGTCATACAGCGACTCGTGCCACGTCTGACGGTATGCCCACATGCCACCTTCGACGGCGAACCGGAACCCATGCCACGTATAACCCAAGTCAAGCGTTACTGGTATGCCTTGCGTGTGGCCCATGCCGTTAAACGGCGAATAGCGCATGCCTTGCGGCATGTTATGCACCTGATGGGTTTGGGGGTTGTAGTTCGCATCGGGCACACCGTCAACGCTCGCCGTGTACGTGCCCAAATAAACGTAATCGACATGCCAACGCAAATCAAACCTGCCGCGCGTGTACAACGGCCCGGTCAGACCGATAAGAAACGCCGGGGTCGTTTGCTTCTCTTTGTTGTTCGGTGCGCCCTGTTGAATCCATGTACCGTCGCCCATGTCGCTGATGTGCGACATGCCAACGCCCGCTTCGAATTGAATGTAATCGCTCACACTGTCGGCATGTGCGGCGACGGATGCGAGCGCGATAATTGCCGCGATTGCTGCCTTTTTCATTTCATACCCTCGTTGGTTGACTGATGATATGAAGTATAGGACCGTTACTAACGTTTTGACAAGCGGTGACACAAAAGAAAACGCCCCATCGGTCAGAATGGGGCGTTAGTGGTTGCGTTGGATGCTCGACCGTCAGCGTTCACCGCCATTGTTGCAACCCGTCGTGTCGATAGTTCTGTTGAAGCACGAGCGGGCAAGCGGGTTCGGCGCAATCGTTACAGTGCAACCGCGAAACAGTCTATCACGACCGCATGATTGACCGACCGGCGCCGCTGCCAGTGAGATTGACGCGTTTCTGTTCGTACGTCGCGTTTGACCGCCCCTTGGTGCCCCGTCACTTTCACAAAGACATGTTCACCGGCCCGTACGTCGCGCGCATGTTCGAGCACTTGCACCTGTACGTTATCGGTGCGCAACTTCAACTGACCGACAACGTTTGCAATGATGAAATACGACGCGGCAGGCACGAGCACGACGAATGACGGGTTGGGGTACGTGGTTTGAATGGTCTTGCTCTGCGGTACCTTCGCCAGTTTGAGCATGCGGCCGATGTCGTTTAGTGTCACAACACCCCCTTGTAAATGAGCGCGATAACGAGCGCGTCGAGCAACACGACGCACGCCGCCATGCATGCGATGAAACGGCCCGGTGTCATTTGCCCGCCCCCTTGTTGACGCAAACGGCTTTGACTCCCGGCAGACTTTCGGCAGCGTCGCGCGCTTTTTCGCACGCTTGCTGACCGTAAATTTCCGTGGTCGTCACCCCCGCGCCGTGGCCCGCGATGATGGAAATAATCAGGCAGAAAATCAGACTCATCTCTGTTCTCTCACCTGACCCACCATTTGATAGTTGCCCATCGCGAGCGGTTGAAGCGGTGCAAGTTCGACGGTGACGACATAACCGCAGTCATATGCCGCGTTTAGCAACATTTGCAACTGGTTAGCGATTTGGTTTTTGACCATACGTTGGTCGCGTGCGTCGGTGACAACAGGATGAATGCTAACGGTTGGGCGTGTCATGATGGTAACTCCCGGTTGATTGAACACACCGGGAGTATAAACCGTTACTTACGGTTGAACAAGCTAGATTTCTTTTCTTCCGGCGCGAACAGGATCATTACCGCGTCAGCGTGGTTGGGCGAACGCGTGCCATCAGGCACCTTGTCGATAATCATCTTTCCTTCTGTGTTGATGTCGTACGTTGGTTGTGACAGTTCTGCAACCAGTTTGGTACGCAACGCAACTGGCAGGTTTTCGCTAATGCTAATCAGCGTATCCGGGTCGAACACGGCGCCATCAACAACGGCCCGGTGCGTGCGCTCGAACCGCTCGCGAATGCTCCACCATGATTGCGCTTTGTGATTTTTGAAGAAATCTTCATTCTTGCGAGCCCCAACGCCCTTGTCGTCACCACGCACGACCAATTGCAGCGGGTTGACGACCGCGCCGGAACCCCGGAAAGGGGTGAATGTGCGTTGACTGCCTGCACGGTCAGGGCGGGCGTTAATTTGGGCCGCGTCACCACGTACGCCAACGCCCAAGCCGTCACTGTCGAACTTGCAGTTGTCGTAACCGTGCATATCCATTCGTAAAAATGTTTGTTCGGTCGTCCAAAAGATTGTTTTACCTTGCCCACTCCAACTATCCAAATGTTGCAGTTCGATGCCATACGCACCGGCCCATGCATTCAGGTCTAACCCTTCGTCGGCAACGTCGAGCGACGAACGGCGCCGACCCGTTACCGTGATGCCCAACTTACGGGCCGCGCCAATCGCTGAATTGATCCATGCCGACGGAATGACAACGCCCGATTTCGAAGCGCTGTAGTCAAGATCGATTTCTTGAGCAACGATAAGCGGGTTCAAGTTTTCTTTCTGTTTCTCGTACCAGGCGTTATCTTTGCGCGGGTCGTCACGCCAACCGAACGTAAAAACGCGATGCGCGGGCCAACTGTGGCGTTTCTCTGCAAACGGATTGTCGAGCCCGTTGACGGAACTAATATCGATACGACATTTCGTGTTCTGCGATAGTGCGGCGTCGATAAGATGCGCCCGTTCGAGAAACGCCGCTTCGTCAACGCCATACAGTGACGCACGACCGCCCCGGCCGATGTTGTCGCCCGCTTCGCCCCGGATGATGCCGCCCGTTGCCGGAATGGTGATAAGCATCGACTTGTCGCAATCCCGACCGCCCATGACCCAACCGCCCCGGAACTCAACCGGCAGCAACGACAGGAACATACGGATTTTGAAAAACAAACAGTCAGGGTCGCCCGACCGGTCAACTAGGATTTCTTTGCGCGAGCCGAACCCGGCCGTGAACCCGTCGTGAAAGAGTGCCAGTGCGGAAAACAACGATACGAGCATCCATGAAAGACCCATATCGCGCGACTTGTCCGATATGCCGAACTCTTGCGCTTTCCAACGATCAATCACCCATTGCAGGAATTCGCGTTGGCGCGGAAACAGCACGAGCGGCAACAGGGCCGGGTATTGCGTGCCGACGTTGCGCGGATCGAACGTGCATCCCCAATCTTCGATGAAGTCGATTGGGTTGTGCTTGTAGTGCGTGCGAAACGTTGCTAACAGTTGCGGGTCTTGCCGCAGTTTCATTAGCTTGTCCGCGCGCCATTGAAAGATGCGCGGATAGTCAGGGGCGCGAAAGTCGTGTAGGTATGGGTAAGGCATGAAAAAGGCCCGATGGTTAGTCGGGCCTATTGTACCGGGCGGGGTTAGAGCGGCTTAGAGCAATGCCCCAACGTAGCGAAACGCGCCATCGAAATACTTGTTGTAATCCGGCTTCGGGTCGCGGCGTTGCACCGTGGCCCCCGCGTACAGCGCCGTATCGTTCATTACCGCACAGTTGCGCGCTTTCTCAATCGCGATATCGGCATTATCGGCCGACACGTGCCAACCGATGTTTTCGCCCGCCTGTGTGGTTAGGCCCACATTCCAAATCTTCATTTCGTCACCTTTGAAAAAGAGCCCCGCCTGTGTGAGCGCGGGGCGAACGGGGGTTAAAAATCGGTGTCGAGCCTGTCACCACGAACGAATGCAACGAACGTTACTCGTTGCGGCTTGTCGTCGTCATCCATGCAAAGCCCGGTTACTTCCCACTCGACCATGTACAACTTGAAATCGTCGCCCTGTTCCGGGTTGTCGAACTGGTCGTTGTTCTGATGTTGAGCAACGATTTTTACTTTCTGGCGCGGGTACAGGTTCGTACGCAACACACCAAGCGTTACCGGAATTGCGCTACCCGGCGTGATTTCGGCCAACAGTCCAATTCGTTTCATCTCGTCACCCTTCGTTGTGTGAATGTGTGACAAGATTAAACCGTTACTTTCGCGCCGTCAACAAATATTTGGCAGCACGACCGGACGGGGCTTGCGCACGATTAGCCGCAGACCATCATTCGGCAAACACTCGAACACGTCGGCCGGGCGTTCGCCTTGTGACAACCGCAGCGCGATTTCACATTCTTTGTAAATCCTGTCAGCGCGTGCGGTGTTGCCCGCTTCAAGCGCTTCGAACAGTTGCGAGCCCGGCGCGGCCCACGTGTCGCGGTATTTAATGGCTTTGCGGTTCATGTGCGGAACTCGTCGGGGTCAGCGTACCCAAGCGCTACAACTGCCGCGCGTTGCTGCGCTTCAAGCGCGTCGATACGTTCGTTGAGAATAGCGATATCGGCCGCGCGTTGCTTTTCCAGCTTGTGCAACGCGTCGCGCGCCTGGAACAAGTCGGCCGACATCGCAGCGCTTGCGCGGGTATGGTCAACGAACGAAATAAATTCGCCGTCGTCGGCTACGTCGAGCGCACCGGGCTTTACGTTGTATCGAATCATGCTGACACGACCGGCCGTAACTTGGCGTTGATCTTGACCGACAAGCCCCGTATGCGGTGCCACTCTTCGACTATCCACAACCGCCCGTCGAACTCGAACATACGCTTATCATGCAACGCATCGGCACACTTGCGACAATAGATTTCACCGTGAATAGTGTGCCATTCCGCTACACCCAAACGCATTTCGACCGGCCCCGGCGCCTGTGCCGCTACACCCTTCGCCAGTTGCTCAACGAGCGCTGTAAGTTGCGTCAAGTCACGTGCGCGCAATTCCTGCAACAACTTGACCTGTGCATTTAGGTCGCGCAATTGCGTTTCGAGCGCACCGACCGTTTCGAAATGGTCGGCCGTCTTGACCCATGAACCATGCGGGCCGCGATCCAACTCCATATCGTCAGGCGTCCAATAATACGTTTTCATTTCGGATGCACTCCATGTTTGAGTAGCAGGGTTTGCAACTCTTCGTCATATCGCGCGCTTGCCAGTTCCAGCACGGCATCTAACGCCGCATCGCGTGCCGCAAGTTGCGCGCGAAGCAACGCGAGTTGGTCGGTTGCATGCACCATTTGCGACGAACTTACGCAAACATCCCAACCGCACGAATCGAAATGCACAACGTACAAGGGTGGGCGCGCATGTGCCAGTATTTCAATAACGGTGCCATGTGCGCCTTTGCGCAACACGCGTCCATCAGGTTGGTTAAACAACGTTACCGGTACATCTGACGTAAGCGTTATGCGGTCGCCAACTTTGTAAGCCATCACAACCCCTTTGCAAGTGTCGCTTTCAGGTTCTCAAGTTCGCGCGTTAGCATGTCAATGCGCGATTCGATACGGTTCGTCAGGCACGCGACCGCATCGGCGCGCGTCGAGAAATACCGCCCAAACTGCGAAATCTTCGCGTGCTGGGTTTCTCTGCCGCTCCCATTCGTCGTAAACACCGATTGTTCCGTTTCGCGCGACACTTCGATTTCATCAATCGTGTTGCTGTATGTTCGCGTTCGATACCAAGTAACCATTTCAACACCCCGCAATGTTTGGCACGCCTGCAATACCTTGTTCGCGCCAGTTCATAAAAGTCGTCGAGTCGATGCATTGCATGTAGAACGCAACCTGCATTGACCACCAAAAATCGCGCCAGTAATTCATAGAACCCCCGTTGCAGGTCTTGAGTATAGACCGTTACTAACGTTTGCACAAATGCAAAACGGCCCGCACAGGGCGGGCCGTTCTATTCGCTGCAAGAGTGCCGGGCGGCTTACTCGTCGAGCGCGGCCTGTGCCGTTTCGGTGTTGTCTGCAAACAAACCTTCGAAGTGCGTCAAGCCCGCTTCGATGTTGTCTTTCAACCACGTTGCGTCTTTTTCCAGCAATGCAAGCACGCGTTGCACGAGCGTTGCATGTTCGGCCGGAACATCGACGGCGACGGTTGCCGGTGCCGCTGCGGTCGGGTCGATTGATGCGGGGGTTTCCGGCATTGCGGCCGGTGCGTCATCGGCCATACGGAACGACAGGGCGGCGCCCATGAGTACAGCGGTAATCAATTTGCGATGCATGATGGGTATTCCTTTCAAAAGTGTTAGTAACGGTACGACAGGAATGACTATAGCACGTTGGCCGATGGGTGCAAATAGTCGCGGCCGACATAAGCGCCCCATTGCAAACCGATCTGTTGCGACACACGGGCATGAAGCGCCGCGCGCAACGCAACCTGATAGCCCGGCACCGCGCCTGTATGTGTCCAAGTTTCGCCAGGCTTGTCGGGAAACTCAATTTTCCATGTTTGCAAAATGCGCGACCATTTGGCACGCGGTTTAACGGTCTGCATCGCGTGCCGCCTGTAACAGACCGTCAATCACTTTATCCCAACGCTTAGGCGTCAACGTGCCGTCGTCAAGGTCGGGTTGCGCACACATGAACGCATCAACCGCAGCAAACACGATGCCGCGCTTCGATTCGTTCGGTTCGCAAAGCAACGCACGTATCGCGCGGTAACGGTTCGCGTCGGCAATAGTCGAACCCTGTTCTGCGGGCGGCATATCGTCAAACGGGTTTGTTTTATTTTCCATGATGGGGCGCCCCGTTGTTATTCGGTTTTGGTCGCGGCGTCGAGCGCTGCCTGTGTTGCTTCGTGTGCCGTCTTTTCCGCTGCCAGTGCTGCGGTTGCGGCTTCGTTCTCCGACACGAGCGAATCGATGCGCGCGACGGCTTCACGGTATGCGGTTTGCAACGCGGTCGTGTCGGCCGGTTGCGTTGCTACGCCTGCAAGCGCTGCGAACTCTGCGGCTTGTGCGTGTGCGGTCGTTGCAATGTTTGTGGGCTTGCCCATAGTGCCAACTCCTAGTTGTTGTGCGCCATAACGCGCAAAGGGTCGAAATAAAATTTGCAAAACCGTTACTAACGGTCTAGTGTGGTCATACGGCAGCGCAACAAGGCGTGCCGAACCGGTAGTTTAACCTAATCATGTGAGGTTTCAAATGAACAAGTCACACATTCGCGCTTATACCAAATGCCTGGTCGAATCTGCAATGCACCGTGCGACGGCACTTGAAATCGAACTGGCCGTTGGTCTTGCCGTCATGCACGAAACGGCGCCGTCAAAGCGCTTGGGCCGCGAAACGTTGCTGACCATCTACAACGGTGCGGGTTTCCAGTGCGATGCACCCGGCGCGCTCGACTGGCGCGCAGTGAACCGACGCATCACGGCGACTATCGCCCTGTTCGATGCGTACCTCGTCAAAGACGTTGCGGAACTGGCCGAAAAGCACAAGGCGGGCGATTTGGTCGAAGCGCTGCGGCCGATGATAAAGGCGCTTAAGTTGAAGTCGGTCAATGAGGTTTTGCTGGCATGCGACAAGGTACGCCCGCCCCGCGCGTCAGGTCAGCACGTCGAAGGGGTGCGCATCGATGCGGGTCATTTACATATCGTCGTGCCGAAGTCGGCAACGCGCGAGGACATGCTGGCAGCGGCAACGGCCCTTATGGAAATGGCAATGCAACTGTTCGAGAAACCCGATGCGGCCGAAGCGGCAACCGTCGAAGCCGAAACGGGCGAAACGGTCGAAGCGTAACAGGCGAAAAAATGGGGCGGGCCGCATCCCAACGGCACCGCCCCCAAGCCCCATCACGGTCTATTATTCCACAGGCGCCGCACCCACTCGTTGCGCCCCTGCCGAACCATACGCGACAGAATGATTGTGACGTTGCAGGCGGCGTTCACTTCCTCAACGCTCAAACCGTTACATTCCTTACCCGTCGCGTTCACGCGCAACGCCCCGCCATGCTCCCCAATCCATGCGAAACGCACCCATTGGCGCAACTCGCTAAGGTAATACTCCGTCTTTGTTGCTCCTGATAGCGGCGTACCTACTACACCCTTTAGGCGCTTTCCCATTTCATCACCCTTTCATCATGTCTTGATATTGGCGGGCCGCTTCGAGCGGGTCGCCGCTGAATACGACGGCTTGCACGGTGCCCCCTGGTTGGGCGTTGATATTCACCTGTGCGCCCGCTGCCGGTGTTCCGTCACCTACAATCTTATGCGCTTTTGCCAACAGGTCGAGCGCGTGCTTTTGGTCCCTCGTGAAAACTTCGATGCCGTCTTTCGTACGCTTCGCACCGGCGAACAGGCGCCGGGCCGCACCCTTCAATTTGCGAGTGTCTTTCACTTTGACAACCTCGTGCCCCTCACCAAGACACACCGGGCACTCCGGGTTGGGGCTTGCCGTCACATCGAAGCCGTACCCGCCCGCATTGTTTGGTAGGGGTATGGGCTCCGGTCGGGGCCGCTTAGACCCTAGGTTGACATCAGCTTGCCATGCGCGCTCTTGCGCCGCTTCACGGTCTTGCACTTCGGCCAGGGCGAACGCGTATTCCATTTCGTTTTTCCATTGCTTCATGTGCCCCACACCCCAACAGTGACGGCAGCAACGAACCTGCACTTCCGTTAGTTGGCTCGCGTCGGCCGTCGCAATTTCTGTAATAAGTGCCAGAACGCCCGCACGGTCCATGACGGCGGCGTTGGTCGTTCGTTCCCGATGCTCGCGCACCCTTTCGGCAATGTTGGGTTGTTTCAACAACAGGCACGCCGTATTGTTGATCGTTGTTGGCAACATGCGCCGCACGTCATATGCACGACGATACGCTTCTGACGCGTTACCCGTTTCAAGATAGGCCAACACGAACGCATCTTGCTTAGGCGTTAGCTTGTTGTTACTCATGATCCACGCTCAATGATTGGTCTGTCTCAATCTCAATTGATCTCAACGCCCCACTAAAGTCTATATCCATATGTATACGTATATACCCTATGTATATAACCACTATATAACCACTTTTCGAATAGCTCTTTTTACTAGGTCTGAGATGGTCTGAGATTGAGACAGGAATTTTCATCACAACAACGCCGACAATGTTTGATAGCCGGTGCCCTTAACATGCGGTCGAAGTTTCATGAACTCCGGTCCGGTCCTAACAACAGTCATATCCGCCAACCATTGCGCACTGTTGCGAACAATCCAAACGCGGTGTTTGTTGCCCAACTCGTCGTAAATCTGTTTGTCAACCGCAACTAATCCGGCATCATCCAACGCATGTTTCATTGCGGCGTTGAGTCGCTTTCCTGCCATCGATACATCACCCTCAAACATCGCGCTCGACAGGTCGCTAACGGTGATGAAATCGCACGGCCAATGCTTGACGATAAGCCCCGCGACGCGTTGAAAGTCGCTCTTACTTGCAGCAATGGCGCGTTGCTTCGCTTCGGTAACGGGCGGGCGTTGGCCGGGGTTGAACGCCGACAGGTCGCGCCCACGCAACCACACTGCAAGCGAATCGATAAAGCCCGGCTGTTCGAGCAACCCATACAGATACGAATAGATGTGTTCCGCGCGTGGCCCGGCCGACAGGTGAACCACGTACCATCGCCTGTCGTTATCATCCATCGGGATTGCATTCTTGTGATTGCTGAACAGTAACCAGCGGCAGGCGTTGTGCTCGACGTATTCACGGCCATACTTCGGTTTGATGTAGCGCGTTTCTTCCGTCAGCATGTTGCGAATCTTACCTTCCATCATGTAGGCATCCTCGCGCGCACCGGCCCGGATTTCGTCAACGATTGCAATCACGCGGCCCGCCAGTGCCCCATTGAACCCGCCCTGTATCAACGCGTCCATATCGACGCTTGGTGCCACGTAACCGCGCCACAAACGGGAGATAACACTGGCGAGCCAGTTACGGCCGGTGCCGAAATGGTCGGCAATGTGCAACCAACCAAAGTGCGGCAGTACGCCCGGCTGTTGCTCAATGTGCGCGAGCCAGTCTATAAAGCGTTCGGTATCGGCACCAAACAGGTATTGCACATGCTCATAGAACGGCGTCACATCGACGGTGTACGAGCCCCGCTCAATAGGGCGCCACATATTAAGCGCGCTGCGGCCGTTGGGGTCGCTCGTGATGATGTTGGCCCCGGCGTGAAAGGTGCGGGTCTGCACGAGTTTCCGTGTGTTATGACGCAACCATTCTTGCGTGTGCTCGACGGTCTTGCCATCGGGCATAACGCTATACGACGCCGCCATTGTGTTGCGGAAATCGGCAAGTGCGAAGTTCATATAGCGGTCGTACACGTTGCCGACTTGCGACCCATCGCTAATGAATACAAACTGTTCAATCATTTGCGCAATCGACATGACCGGCGCCAACAGAACGGTTTCTTCTGGCAGGTTAAGCGCGATGTTTGTCTGTCGGGTCAACTCGCGCAAATCCGCAGCGGGTCGGGCCGACTTTTGCGCAACCATCTTGCGACACTCGTCAATCTTCAACTTGTTGCCAAGCATGTTGAGCGACTTCTGCACATGCCCCGCGAGCATTTCGCGCAACGTCGGGTCAACGCGTAAGTCTGTCGCTACCTCGCTGGCAACAGCACGCACTGCATGCACGTCGGCCGCAGCGCTGATGCGGTCAAAATACTCGTCATACGCTGCGGCCCCATCGGCAACAACTTCGGCGTTCAGCGCTGACGCACGCTGAAACATAACCTTCGTCGTCATTGCACATGCACGCTCAATGTCCCATTGCATATAGGTACGTTGCGCATCATGTTGCTCGTACGCCTTGCCGCGCCTGAACGCCGCACGTGACATCAACCGCTCTATCCGCTCGCAGTCTTTGCCAGTCCAATACGCTAACCGGCAGGCAAGGGCGAACGCTGCGTTGCTATGGTCGAACGTGTCGTTATCGGCCGGGTATGCGCGACCAAGCACGGCGACATTGGCGTTGAATAGGTCAGCGTTAGATGCAATCGCATCGCTGCTAATGGCGGGGGCGTCAGGCGAAAGATGGGCGAATGCTTCACTTGCGCTTCGCGGTGCCGGTGCGGACAAAAACTGACGTAACAGTTCCTCGTCATCGTCGGGGCCGCTCCATTCGGGAATAGGTTGTGTTGTCCAAGTCAGCGGCATTGCACCGGTGCCTGCATTGGCAGGGAACTTGTCGGCAATGAATGATGCGAGCGTTGCGCCGAAGTTGTACACGGTGCCCTGTGCCATGTTACCGGTTAGCGCGATGAATCGGCCCGTACGGTAACACTCGAACTTGCCGCGCTTGCGGCCCGTATAGCCTGCCGGTGTGTCGCCCGCAACGAACAGGTGCATTCCGGTGCCGGATTGTGATGCTTCGAATGCCGCGCCGGGAAAGCGGCCGAATGCGTCGAGTGCGTCGGCATCCCATTGACCGTTAGAAACGCAATTGTCAACGTCGATAAAAACGAACGGGTCGGCATCGGTGACAACGAACGCAACGCCCATGCCTGACGAGCGGGCAACGGATAGCGCTGTATCTGCATCAACCCATGCGGTCGGGTCCGTACTGCTACCTTGCCCGCCATCTATGCGGTAAGGCATCTTTCGCGGCTTGCCGCCCGATGGATCGGGTTGCAACTGCCATAACATGAACTGTCGATACTGCGTCAGGGGCTTAAACGGGCCGTCGAACGCTGCACGAAGCGCGTCGTAATTGTGCATTTTTAGTACGCCCTGCAAATGTTAGATGATGCCCTTAACGTTGTGCTTTTCTGCAAGAGCACGCATTGCAAGGCGGTACACGTCGGACGTTGCCAAACGCATACCAACGGCACGTTCGGCCGCTTCGTGAATCTTGGCGTAGTTCTGTTTGTCGTCGTCTTGCAGACGGACGCTAACGAAGTTTGGGGGAATGATCGCGGGCATGTCGGATGCTCCAAAGTTTGTAAATGTGTGTCTATGTCACACAGGCGTACAGTGTAGCACAAATGAAAACGCCCGCATGGCGCGGGCGTTGTATGTGCGGCAGGTAACGCTAATACTCTCATATGACACAAAGAGCGGCAATGGCGAACAGTAACGCAACATCGTATTCGTCGGCAATGGCGAAACCGATAG